TCTTCTACGTCATCCGCGTTAAATGACGTTTTAGTTGTTGCAGTCATTGTTTCCCTTTCACAAGTGGCGTTTGTGATTTATTGTGACTCAGTTATTTATGATCCGACGCTAGTGAAGCTCCGAATCTTGATGGCGCTAATTGCGCACACAGTGCTGAACTGCACCGGGTACATGCGCTTGCCCGCAGCGCGTCGGAAATCAGTTGTGGTGTTAGTCAGCTGTGTCCAGTCTGGCGCATAGTAGACACGAGGCATGCCGTTGAAATGCCGGGTAATCATGGCGATTGCATAATGCTGCACGGTGTCGGTCAGCACAACATCTTCATAGCCGGGCACGCCTGTTGTCGGCGCTGTGACGGCCACTGAACCGTTGTAAGCCAACGCAAGCGTCTTACTGATGTCTTCGGCGAGCGAGCCGTCAATGGTGACTTTCTGGGTCCCCATCGTCGTGTCGATCGGCGTTGACTGTTCTTCGATGAACTGGTCTGTCGTGGACTTGTTGGCCCCGAATTTCCAACCATTGTCAGTGCCTCCGGCCGGAGTCCATAAACCTTGACCGAGAGCCAGCGTGCCGCCCGTGATACCGGTAGGGGTGATGCCCCACACGCCACCCGAAAAGCTTTCACTTAACGAAATGAGCATCGGTGTCGCCACGGCGCTCACAGGGCCACCAGAAACGACGACGTCAGTCGCAGTTGCGCCTGCCGGGGCAAGAGCGGTGACGATCGCGGCAGCTAGCGCAGACGCTGTACCTGTCGTAGCTGTCTGGCTGGCGACAGAGTACGTCGTGCCGTTGAACGTGTACGTCAGCACATAGGAGCCTGCTGTGATTGTCGCAGACGCGGTAAGTGGCACAGCAACCCACGGCGCAAGAGAAAACGGGTCCGCCAATGTGGCATTGAATTGGATTGGAGCGGGCAGTGGCGTGTTTTTTGGCGCAAACAAAGTAGCGGCCTGACCGATCACCACTCCAGCAGCATTATAAAGCTGGCCGATAGTCATTTACTCAACCTCCGTGATTTCAAGACCGAAACCGTGTTCTGCCGCCGCTGTCACCAAAAGTGCAACTTCATCGGTAGGCACCGCTGTTACCACATCCGCAAGAAGTTTTACCGGTCCTTGACTGGTTTCCGTGTTGAATTCAGAAACCAAGCCCGCGTTAAGCAGCCGAACACCCTGCATCGTTGTTGTTGTCGTTGTTGTTGGCGTTGTCGCTGGCAGGGATGAAGCTGGAGCGCTAGGCACTTTTTCCGTATCCATGTGTGGCCTTTCCTTGTAAGTGCCTTTGCAGGCTGGTTAAGAACAAAAACTAGACAATAAGACTTGATGCCGCTTCCGCGATATAGCTGCCTGTAAAGTGGTACCTGTCTGATGTGTCATAATCCAATAGCGCCGGACGACCGCCTGTGCGATTAATGCTCAATGTTTGCGTTGCGCCTATTTGTGTGTTGCCCGACACTTGCAGCAAAACGAAATCGACGTCAAGCGACAGCTGTTCGGCGTAGTCGTAATCATTTTGACGGCCAACGACTCGCACCGTAACCATTAACTGGTCGAAAAGTTGCTCAGTTGTGAGCCCTGCGCCGGAACCTAAAATCAAGAACACGATAGATTGCGGCGACAGCTTCAGGAGGCGCTGCGCAGACACAGGGCCAGGCGCTATAATCGGCATAAGCATTTGATTGGTTGTCGGTGTGTCCGCATAGCCGAGCGCAGTAAGCCCGTGCGCTAGAAAGCTTTTCAACTCATTGAAAGTTAGCGCCATTTCCGGGACCTCAAATACCGGCTAGGCCAAAACAGGTGCGAGATTTTAGACTTTTCCCGCAATTCCTCTTCGCTGAGCCGGTGCATGTTCGGCGGTCGATCGTACACAATTTCGCCATCGTCGGTAACTGTTGGATGTCCAGACGCTTTCAGGTCACCGAATTCGACGGGCGCTTGAACAAACACTTGCAACGACAAGTCTTCGACAACGTCGATCATGCCTTGCACAATGTCGCTACCGTTTTCGGTAATCAAGCTATGCGCCAGTTTTTCGCCATATTGCATTGAACGCTCGAAAAGCGGGTCACGTAGGAAATGATCTTTACCGCCGTCCGGGTGGTTAAACTCGGTACTTTCGTGCTGGTTTTGCGCGTAAACCTGGTTGACTTCAACTTTGCCGACCAACGGCCCTGCGCCAACTTGCGCAGCGAGCATGTCCGTGCGGTCAATGAATGTTCCGGCCATCGTCACCACCCCGGCGATTCTGGCCAATGGAATGGATCGACAACATTCGCAAGCCCAAGCGAAAAATCATCAAGCGCAAACATTTGCCCCACATACGGGTTAATCGGCATGCCCGCTCCGGTCGCGGACGAATCCCCGGTGTTCGCCGGAATGTTGAGGGTTGCTGTCCCTTTGGCTACCGCCATAAGCACATCCACGGTCATTTTCCAGCGGCGCACCACGGGGTCGTTATCTTCAAGGTCTTGGCCACCACGAAATGTCAATGTTGCGTTGTACGCGGCGATGTTACGGGACCAGTAGTCGATTGGATGGGGGATCACAGAACTGACTAGGGCGACTGGCGTTGCATAGCGATTACCTATGTATGTGTCGATTTGCGCGTCCGCCTCAGCGATAGCGTCCGCCAATTGTGCGTTGGGTAAGTCGCCCGCTGTCATGGAAAGTGGGCTTGGCGGATTTGTTGAGTCAACAATGCTCGACACGAGAGCTAAACGCACTTCAGATACTGTTGTGTATGCCATTGCGCTCACCCCTTTGTTCTCGTGTCGAGCGTTGAAAAACCAAACTGCTTAATTTTGTTTTATGACTGCGCTTGCGCTGCCGCTAGCGCATCTGCGGCGGCGCTCATATCTTCGCTTGCGGTTGTCTCGGTGTTCTGCGGATCGATCGGCTGAATGTCTTCGACTGGAGCCTGCACTGGGTCGTCGCTTGCGCCAGCAGCCGTGCGGGCGATGTGCGCCGTGGTGGCCTGGTAGCTCTTCCCAGGCACTGCTTTGGCAATCGCCTTCAAGCGCAATAGCTGGCGAATGTCCGTAAATTCGTTGGACAATGTAACGACTTGGCCGCGCACGAATTTCTGCACAGCGTCCTTGTCTTCACCCACACGAGCTACAACAGCGCCCGTCAGAATGACAAAAGAACCTTCTTTGAAACCTGTTTTTGTTTCGGTTGTGTCTGGCATCGGTTTTCCTTCTTTTGAGGTGGCGACTCAGTTTCGGGTTATTTTGTTGAATATTTGCTATTTGTTGCTTGCTGTTTGCCGGGGTTTTGTAGCGACTAGCTTGTTAGTGTGATTGTGCCGCCCGTAACAGGCACCGTTTCGCCAGCAGTCACGCCAGTGATCACCACAGCGGCCAACGGCTGATCGATTGCGATAGCGCTTGCACGAGTGGTGTCGGTGCGCCATACTTCACGCGGCCCACCGTTCGGGCCGTTACCTTCGGGGTACATGGGCGTCGCCGAAAGCACACGCTCATCCGAAATCGAGCCCACAACTTTACGCTGCAAGACCATTGCGCCGGATGGAATGTATACCGACAGCCGCCACGACACGAGCACGTCGAGCCCGACAAACTTGTTCGGCAGAACGCCCGTATATTGCAGGTTTTCACTGGCGATGTTGCCCACGTATGGCTGGCTGACTTCGCCGGAGTTCAGGAAATCGAATTCGCTTTCCGTTGAAATAACCAAAGTGTCCGCAACGAAACCCAGCTTGTTTTTGCCTGCCGCGTCACTTGCTGCATTTTTTATGAGAAACTTAGCCGCGTTCACGTCTTTGCGGATGTGTGAGCCCGATGCGCCCCATGCTGCGTCCGTGGTGAGCGTCTGCACGCTCGCGTTTGCAACAAGTGCGGAGAAAAGAGCATCCTCCCACGAGCGCACCATCGTGTTGGAAACCTGCGAAATCTGCGTGTTGACAGCTTCGACGTTGTTGCGGTCAATCATCTGCTTTGACACACGCACGCCCAAAGCACGACGCACCGAACGTACAACGCGAGGCTTACCGATGCTTCCGTTGGTGACCGGGATTTCGCCGAACTCGTCCATCACCTGCGGGTTGTCACTTGTGAAAAGCGGCGTCGATTCGTAGTACAGCACAAGGCCGGAAACCGCATCCCCGCCTTTACGCAAAAGCGGATCAACAATGAACTGCTGGTCCATGATGTTGATGACACGCCGGGGAATGATGGTCGGGGATTTCATGAGTTGCTTGACGGTAATGCTAGGCCCGTCATTTTGGCTCACAATAGGTGATGTCATATCTGAGTTACCTTTCTTTTGTGAACGACGGGTTTACAGTCGGATTCGGGCAAGGTTGAGACCACCGGCAGAGGACACGCCGCCAGGCTGTGCGCAAAAGCCAATGAGCGCGTCCGCGCCATCGCCAGTCACCCATGCACGGACAGCGCCCGCCGCTGCGCACGCCAGCTTGGCCCCGAACGGCACAGCGACCGCCGTGTAGGTCAGCAGGCCCACAAAGTCGTTGTAAACCGTGACCGTGGCGTTGGGGACCGCCAAACTTGTTACTGACCACCCTTGCGCGTCCGTAGTTTGTTCAGCTGCTGCTCGGTTGGCTTCGGTGACGGCGGCTGTGGCGCTTGCGCCCAATGGATTCTTTGCGGCATCACCTGCAACCTTGATTCCCTGCAAGCCGGACACCGTAGCCGTGGTGGACGGGATAACCATCACGCCAGAGGCAAGATTTGCATCAACGGCTTCGTAGACAAGATCGCCTGTACTGCGCTTAGTTAAGCTCATTTGTGTTTCCTTTCTCGCTTTTCGCTTGGTTGGTTGTTTTCGCTATTCTTCGCGATTAGCGAGAAAACTGCTTTTCCCAGGCATCCAGAATTACCTTGTCTTCATCGGTCACTGTGTTGTCGAGCTGGCCAGTGTGACCGACTGGGTTTGACATGTCGATCATGCCCCGAGCGCCCTCAAGCATGTTGGAGATGATTTCCGAGACATTCAGATCCTCGTCATCAGAATTAGACAGATCGACCACCATCTGATTCGGGCGCGACAGGACAGGCTCGGCCAAATCGAGCATGAATGGCGGAACACCAGCGCGAGCAAGCTTGCTACGCTCTTCGCGCCATTCGGCGGCTGCCATACGGTTCAGCGCGTCATTCGCGCGAGCGTTCGCCGAATGCGCAACCTCTGCAAGGTCAACCTCATTTGCACGCTTGCGCTTGTTACTCAACGCCGCCCCCACAAGTTCACCGCGCCGGGCGACCGAAGCCGCATCACGCTCATCAGACTCAACCTCATCGTCGTTCGACCCATCTTCGTCTGTTTCGTCTTCATCGCCTTCAGGCAATGCATCGGCGTCAATGCCATTCTCAGCAAGGAACGCGTCCAACTGCTCGTCGGTCATTGCGTCGATTTCTTCCTCAGTCACCTCAGCCAAAGGCTTAGTCCCCGGCGTGGTCTTCTTTACTGGCATGGCGGCACTCTTCCTCTCGGGGTAGTAAGCCCGTGAAAAATCGAGCACAACGACGTCGTGCTCGCTTAAATTAACTGCGGTCCAAGGCGAGAGCCCTGTGATTTTTGGGTCGAGCGTTCCTAACACATGCACGATTGCACGCTTAAACTTTTGGCCGTCAACGCGTTCGATACCTGCACGAATACGTGCGCTCACACCCAATTTCGGATTCTTTAGCACAGTGCGCGCGGATTCTGCGTCAGGGAAAGTGATTTTGCCGAATAAGCCTGACGTTTTTCCTTCGGCAGCAACTTTAGCTTTCACATCGGCAGGCAGATTCTTAAATTCACACATTTGGGTGACATTGCCGCGCTGGCGTTCGACGTCCATCGTATGCTCGTTGTCTTTATCCGCAAGCATAAACGGAGTCTGATCGAGCGCGCCGTCATTAAATGCGCAAATCAAATCGCTGAAATACTGCTGGTTGAAATCAAGCTTTGTGCCTTCATACTTAATTGTGCTTTCGGGGAGTATTTCTTTCCAGAAAGACAATTCGCCGTCAGCGATAGCAAGATTGACATCAAAAGGGGTAAGAATGGTCGCCATCATTTACGCCCT